CTGGATCGGGCGCAGACCGTCATCGATCTCGACGGTCTCGATCCCGTGCAGGAACTGTTCGGGCATAGGCGGAAGTCTCCCAGGGGGTGCTGGGCAGACCATCGCAGATGCAGGGGAGCGGATCGCCCCTGACCCCGTTCAGGGGGCAAGAGCGATCCGCAGGGTAGATAGGGAATTGGCAGTTGGGGACCACCAAGGTCAGTATCACTGAAGGGCGCGATTCTGGCAAATGCCATATCGAATTAAGCATCGGGAAGGTCGAGAAGCCCGGGTGCTCAGAACTTGATGCAGTAGAGGAGCGCCAGGTTGCGCGGCCGGGCCTCCGCCCCGCTGGAGCGGAAGCGCATGTTCACATCGTCGCCGTCCATCGACCGGCCCGAGGCGACCCAGGGCGAGAAGACATCGGTCGCCGGCACGTCGATGGTGACGTTGCCCTGCTCGCCGGCCGGGTTGCGCGCCGACTGCACCTGCAGCAGCCGGTTGCTCTCGGCTCCCTGGGTCGATCCCAGCACCCGGCCCGCATCGACGCCGCGGCCGTCGTCGAGCCCGCGGATGAACTCGCCCCGCGCCTCCGGCAGGTTGAAGGTTGTCGCCCCGTCGCCCGGCCCGAAGCTCGTGCCGATGGCGGCGAAGAGCCCGGCGTAGGTGGTGCGCGAGACCGCGGCCCCGTTGCAGCGCAGCCAGCCCGGCGGCGGGGCCGTCATGGCGAAGGCGGCGACGCAGCCGGCCGGCAGCACGTTCTGCCTCACCCATTCGGTGGTGGCGATCTGCGGGCTGTTCTCTCCCGCCGCCGGGGTGGGCGCCGTCGGCGCGCCAGTCAGCGCCGGGCTCGCCAGCGGGGCCTTCTGCGCGATGGCGTTGGTGACGGTGGTCGCGAAGTTCGGGTCATTGCCGAGCGCCGCCGCCAGCTCGTAGAGCGTGTCGAGGGCCGCCGGCGAGGCGTTCACCAGCGCCGCGACCTTGGCCTGGACGAAGGCGGTGGTCGCGATCTGGGTTGTGTTGGTCGCGACCGCGGCGGTCGGCGCGGTGGGCGTCCCGGTGAAGGCCGGGCTCGCCAGCGGGGCCTTCGTCGTCTGCAGCGCCTTGCCCTGGGCCGCGGTCAGCGCCTCATCGACAGCCGAGCTCGTCAGCGTGTTGTTCAGCCGCACGATGCCAGCCACCGTGGTGGAGGCCGCGACCACCGCGGCGATCAGCGCGTCCACCCTGGTGCGCAGGAACTTGGTGCGCCCGGCGAGGATCTGGGCCTGCCAGTTCATCAGCCCGCTGTCGGCCTCGGGATCGACCACGCCGCCGGTCGGCCACATGCCGTCCTCGAGCCGCGGCACGCTCTTCCATTCCTCCGTCTCGGGGAGCGGCTGGATACTCGCGAGATTGACCATCATTGCACCTCATAGTGATAGACGCCGCCGAGCGGGATCTGATTGCCGAGATCCCAGACCCCGCGGCCCAGGACATGCCGGACGCCGCCGGCCAGGGTGATGCGCCTGAGCCGGCAACGCATCGGGGCGACAGCCGCGAGCCTGTCGCGGAGCGCATCGGCGTCGCGTCGACCGACGGGGCGGGTGATGCCGATGTCGTAATCGGCCCAGGTGATCCCGCTCCAGCCGAGCCGCCAGCTGCGCCCCAAGGGCGGGGCTGCCCCGAGCCGGGGCAACTGCCAGGCCTCGGTGATCGCCGCGTCGCCATAGCCCGCGAGCCGCAGCGCCCGGCGGATCGCGCCGACCGTGCCCTTGTGGCGGTGGAGATCGACCGAGGCCGCGATCACCTCGCGCCGCCGGCTCTCCGACCAGCCCGGATCCCAGTCATCGACCGACAGCGCCCAGGCGAGCCAGGGGAGCAGCGCGGCCGGGCAGGTCGCGGGCGACCAGAGCCCGGCGTTGGGAACGGCGGGGCCGGTGATCGCCGCTATGCCGCGGGCGATGGCTCGCTCGGCCCGGGTGGCGTTCGGCGGCAGCAGGGTCGGGCTCATGCGGCGACCGTCACGCTGACGGCGCTGCACCAGGCGGCATGCCGGGCGTCGGGCTCGATGTCTACAGCGGGCGCGACAAGATCGACGCGCTCGACGCCGGGCTGGTGCAGCGCGCGGAAGAGACCGGAGCGGCGCACCGAACGGCCGAGCCGGTGCGACTGGGCGACATAGGCCCGCACAGCCGCCTCGGCCGCCGCCCGCACCGCCTCGCCATCGGGACCGGCGAACATGGTGAGCGTCGCGGTCACGACGTAGTCGATGATCTCCGCCCCGGTCACCTGCACCTCGTCGCAGAGCGGGCGCACGTCCTCGTCGTTCAAGGCGGCGGCGACCGTGGCGATCAGCGCCGGGTCGGCTGCGCCGATGCCCGAGCGCGACAGCACGGTGACCAGCACCTTGCCCGGGGCGGGGCTGGTGACCGAGGCGTCGAGCACCTCGCCCGAGGCGGAAAGCGCATGGAAGAGATAGGCCCCGCGCGGGCCGGCGGTGGAGAAGCCTTCCAGCGCGAGCTGGGTCCGGGTGCGCAGATCGGCGTCGGCTTCCAGGACGGCGGGAACGGGCGGGATCGCCTCGGGATCGGGGGCGACGAGCGTCAGTCGGCTCACGCCCAGCAAGGCCGCGAGGTTGTCGAGATCCGCGCCGGTCGCGGTGGCCAGCATGACGGCGCGGGCCGCGTCGTTCACCCGGGCGCGGTCGAGGAGCGAGCGGTAGGTCATCACCTCCAGGAGCTTCACCACCGGCTCGCTCTCCAGCGCCAGGACGCCGGCGAGCTCCGGCGCGTCGGCGATGATCGCGGCCTTCAGCCCGGCGAGGATGGTCTCGAAGTCCAGCGGCTCGATGACATCGGGGGCGGGGATCTGCGACAGGTCGATGGCGGAATAGCCGGTCATGCGGTCACCTCCGCCGTCAAGGTTGTTGCCCTGTGATCGACCTCGCCATGCAGGACGAGGCCGAGCTTGCCGGCGGCGGCGGCGGAGACCTCGACCCGGCGCAGGCGGAAGCGCGGCTCCCATGCATCAAGCGCGGCGGCGGTCTCGGCGTAGACATCGACCAGCGTCGCGCCGTTCACGGGCCGGTCGATCAGCCGCGGCAGCTCGGAGCCATAGGCGCGGCGCAGCACCCGGCTCCCGGTCGGGGTCGAGAGGATGTCGGTGATCGACTGCGCCAGATGCGCGTCCGCATCGAGCGGACGGAAGGCGCTGCGGGACAGGCCGGTCATGCGGGATCGGCCTCCGGGGTGGGGGTCGCGGGGTCAGTCGCGGGGACGGGCTCGACATCTCCCGCGGCAGGCTTTGCGGCGGCCTTCGCCTTGCGGGCCGGTTTGGCCGTTTCTGTCGCGCTTTTGGCTACAGAAGCCGCTTCCGCGCCCGCCAGCTCGACCGGCTCGTACTTCGCCTGGGCGGCGGTGAGGCGGATCTCCTCCCCGGCCGCGACGCGCCGGCCGGCGATCCAGCCGGCGGCCTTCGCGCGATAGGTCTTCATGCTCATCCGTTCGGTCCTCCTGTGTCGCCGCCGCCGGGAATGACGCCGCCATGGGTGTGGGTGACGAGGCTGACGCCGGAGGCGCGGACATCGCCGGTCACCTCGATGTCGCCCTCGACGTAGAGAGTGCCGATCAGCCGCAGCGTCCCGCCGCCGAGGTCCATGGTCGGGCTGCCGGCGTCGGGGGCGATCAGGTCGCCGTCGACGGGCAGCGAGCCCATGACGAAGGCGCGGGCCATGTCGCCCGAGGGGGCGGAGACGGTGACCTGCTCGCCCGGGCTCGGCATCCAGTGCAGCCGGATCGCGCCGGAGCGGATCTGCATGACCTGCAGCGGCGGGGTCAAAAGGTCGCCGATCCGCACCCGGGCGCGCCCCGTCGCGTTGTCGATCGAGACGATGGTGCCGACGTTCAGCATCGCCCCGATCCGGCGGTCGGCCTCGGCCGCGGCGAGGCTCATGGGCTCACCTCGAAGGGCGGGCCGCCGACATAGAGCTCCGGGACGATGGGCGCGGGGGCAGGGAAAGGCGAGACGGCGACGACCTGCTCCCAGGTCACCGCGCTGAGCGCCAAGGCCAGCTTGTCGGAGGCCGCCGAGACCAGCGGCTCTTCCGAGATCCGCTCGGCCCCCATCAGATCGTCGGGCAGACCCCAATCCTGACCCGGCAGCAGCTTCAGCAACACCTGGGCGATGTTGGCGGCGGCGGTATCGCGGTCAAGGCCGAGCTCGTCCTTGCAGAGGATGAAGGTGGCCATGCGCAGCCGGAAGGTCGGGTGCGGGCCGGCGTAGGTCTGATCCTGCTGGCAGCCGAGCCGGGTCACCAGCACGGCGGGGGCGGCGATGCCCTTCGCCTTCAGCGCCGCCACGTCGAGCCGGCCGGCCATGCCGCGGCATTCGCGCAAGGCTGGCAGCACGGCGCGGATCGCCTGGGCGACGATGCCGGGCAGAGCGGCGAGCAGATCGGGGCGGGTCTCGGTCGCGCTCATGGCAACAGATCCTCCAGCCGGCCGATCACCAGCCGCTCGATGTCGCGGCGGTCCTCCTCGGAGACGCCGAGATAGGGCCGGGCGGGAATGCCGGCTCCTTCCGCGCCGGGCAGGCTGCCCTCGCGCGCCTTCGCCGGATCCGCGCCGAACTGGTGGATCGCGGCGTAGATCAGGTTGGAGCCTATGCGGACGGCCTCGGGGTCCGAGAAGTGCTGAATGCTCTCCAGGAGCCCCGGATTGCCGTTGCTGATCAGGAGCGAGTGCCGGCCATGGTCGCGGGTGGCGTCATAGGCCGCCGACCAGGCGACCCAGCGATTGCCCTCCGGATCGGTCTTCTCGTCCTGCAGCCGGCGCTTCGTCGAGTTCTCCAGCAGCGCGCCGATCTCCTCGCCGCCCAGCTGGTCGAGATCGAGCGCCGAGATCCGGGTGAGCAGATCCCGCGCCGGAGCCAGCCCGGCGAGATCGAGCTCGGTTGCGACGCCGACCATCAGAGATCCCTCATCCGCTCGCGGGAGAAGAGCCGGGGCGGGCCGCCGGCGACGATGGGCTGCGCGCCGGCGACGTCCGGTCCGCTCTCGCCGCCTTCGCCACCAGCGGGCGGGGCCGGCAGCACCAGCGCCGCCCGGCCGTCGGCGATCTTCGACAGCACCGCCAGCGCGTCCTCGTAGCGCCGGCGGTGCTCGTCGCTCGCCACATCGGCCGAGAGCGCCAGCCGATAGAGCGCGATGTCGACGCAGAGCTGCACCAGGTGGGAAGGCACCATGGGGAGCGGCAGGGTGTAGCGACGGGCGAGATAGGTCTCCATCTCGCCCGTGGCCATCAGCAGCGCCCGGTCCACCGCCGCCATGTCGGGGTCGCCGTCACGGTCATGATCGGCCACGACCAGGGCGTTCTGGCCGTAGAGTTCGGTGATGTCGGCGGCAGTGGCGTAGGACATGGGGGCGGTTCCGTTGAGGAGGGCGCGGGGCTTACTTCGCCTGGGCGGCGGCCCAGGCCTGATCGCGGAGCGCGGCCGAGATCTTCACCCCCGGCAGCAGGGCGCGCAGCGCGTCGAGCTTCGGCTTGCCGGCGGCGTCGAACTCCTCCGGCGCGAGCTGGGCGAAGGCCGAGGCCAGCGCGGCGGCGGCCTCGGTCTCCACCGCCTCGGATGCCTCGCCGGCGTCCACCGGCTCGACCTTCAGGAGCGGGTCGCCCGCGATGGCGGCCCATTGCGCCTCCTCGAGCTCGCCCTGCTCGACGAGGACGCCTTCGGCGGTCCAGCGCCGGCCGCAGCGGTAGCGGCCCTCGGGTTGCGTGGCGCGGATGCGCAGCATCTGGGTCATGGTCCGATCCTCCCTCACACCAGCCAGGGGCTGACGATGACCTCGACAGCCTTGTAGTTCGGGTTCGAGTTGCCGCCGTCGATCAGCATGGCCTCGAAGAGGGCGCGGGCCGCGGCCTCGTTGTCGGGCGAGACCAGGATGACGCTCGGGTTGATGCCGAGCGGGCGGCCGCCGTCGGCGGTGAACTTGCGCATGGCAAGGCGGGCCGCGGCGAAGTTCGCCGCCGTCAGCGCCGCCTTCGAGCAATAGGCCATCTGCCAGAAGGCGAAGCCCGCGTTGCAGCGGTAGCGGACGCCGTACTGGTAGAGATCGGCGGTGAAGACCTTGTCCGAGGTGGCGGGGTTGGTCTTGGTCTCGAACTCGGGCTTCGTCCGCTCCTGGAAGATGATCGGCCGCAGCGGCTTGCGGGTGTCCAGGAGATACCAGGCCGGCCCCGGCGCGCCGCCGCCGGCGTTGTAGTTCGACACGGTCGCCGCCGCGCCCGTGCCGTCGACGTTCGGATAGACCGGGTGATCGACATCAAAGAAGTTCTGCCCGTCGAAGCAGAGCGAGGTCGGGCCGGCGGCGAGGAGCTGGGCGATCAGCCGGTCGGGATGCTGGGCCGCCTCCTGGCCCATGGAGGCGGCGAGCGGGGCGTAGACCCCGACCTGGTCATCCTCGATGGCGACGCGGGGCACGCCCACCGAGCCCTCGTAGAGCTTGTTGGTGATCTGGTAGCCCGAGGCCTTCATGTCCTTCAGGACGCGGTCGCCGACCCATTCGCGCAGCGCGGGGAAGTCGCCGAGCCAGCCATAGGTGTTCGAGGCGGTCGAGGAGGGCACGGTGGTCGAGATCCGCTCGAAGACGCTCTCGGCGCGCATCGCCTTGTAGGCGTCCTCGTAATTCTTCTTCAGCGCGGTGTTGAGCGCCGCGAGCACGGCGGCGGTGATGATCGACATCGGGGCTTACTCCTTCTTCGCGAGCGCGAAGGCTTCGGGGGTCATGTTGAACTGGCGGCACATCGCCAGCTCCTCGGCGGTGAGCGCGGGCTCCGCGCCCGGCGGATCCTTGCGGTCGGCCCCGCTCGGCGCGGTGATCGCAGGAGCCGAGCCGATCATGGCGCGGAAGCGCTCGAGCCCGCCCTCGGCGCGGCAGGAGGCGAGGTGATACTCCTTCGACGCCGGGGCGATCTTGCCGGCGGCGACGGCGGCCTCGACCGCGCCCAGGATCTCGGCCTCGGCCCGGGTCTTGGCCTCGGTCTCGAAGTCAGCGATCCGGTTCAGCGCCAGCTGGTGATCGGCGCGCGGCACGAAGTGCTCCGGATCGGGATGGGCGGCGGCGTTCAGCGCGGTGGTCTTCGCCACCTGCAGCTGGTTGATGGCGACCACGGCGTCGGCCGCGGTGGCGTCGGGTTTGAGGCCGAGGGCTTCAAGCACAGCCTTGTCCATGGAAAGGGTCTCCGTCTCGGGTTGGGCGGCGTTCAGAGCCGCGAGATGCAGGTTGGGATTGTTGGTGAGCCCGGCCGAGACCATGGCGAGCACCGCCTTCGTCGCGGGATCGAAGCGGAACACCGGGCTCAGATAGCGATAGGCGCGGGAGGCCACGGCGTTGGCCCCGTCGGCGTTCCAGTCGACCCGGCCCCAGAGCGCGCCGTTCCGCGCCTCCACCGCCTTGATCCAGCCGACGGCCGGCGCGGGCTCGCCGCGTCCGCCCTTGATCTGGGTGGCGTGTTCGAAGTCGACGGGGAGATCCGCGCCATGGGCGGCGAAGGCGGCGACCAGGCGCTCGGGATCGGCCATGGTCCAGCGCCGCCCGTCGCGGCCCTCGACCGCGGGGCCGGCGGGAACGAGCTGCACCCAGTCGGGGGCTGCGGAGCCCTCGACGTTGAGGGCAAGGCCGGAAAGCTGGAGGAAGGATGCGTTCGCCATGCCCGATACATGGCGGATCGCGCGACCCGGATCGCCCTCGACCATGTTCAGGGCGGGCGGAAGGGCGCCAGTGCGATCCGGGGGGGTGCCGCTCCGGGGCGGATCGCCTGAGCGGGCCGCTGAGGGGCCTTGTGGTCCGAGCCTAGCGGTTCTCCGTCAGATCGCCAAGCTGCCTTGTAGACCCCTTTAAGTACCCTTTAACGGCGAAGTTCGGGGCGAGGGGTCGGTGCGGTTTGGCGCTGGCGGCTGAGGGGGTCGGAAAGAGGGGGCATCTTGCCGCTTTGACGGCCCGTAGTCTATCTCATTGATCGTAGAGATCGCATCCTGGGAGGGGTCGAAGATGAAAGATCGATTGTGCGCATCATTCTCGTCATCACTGCAAGCGTACTCGTCGTGATTACCGCGGGAGTGGTGGGTCTGCTCCATGGCGGCTGGTCGGGGATGTCGACCTCGGCCTTCGTGACCTTCGCCCTGATCTACGTCCTCGGGATCTCTTTGCTTCTCGCCCGCGCCGGTGACGGAACGGACGACGACTGATCTTCGGATGCATGTGCCCGGTTGTTGCCGTTGAAGGCGGGACAAGGTGCGGTGGGTTCAACCGGTCAGCGCAACATCTTTGATTTGAGATGTTCTGAAAGGATCCACAATGGCACGAACCGGTCGCCCTGGCTTGTCTCACGAGCAGAAGGCTGAACTCTGGCGGCGTTGGAAGGCTGGGGAGACGCTCAGCGATATTGGGCGCGCCCTCGGCAAGCACGCGGCCTCGGTGTTCGGTGTTGTCGCGGCAAAGGGTGGTTTTGCGCCGGTAGCCCGATCACGCAGGTCGGGGTCTCTCAGCGTGATGGAGCGAGAGGAGATTTCGCGCGGTCTCGTATCTGGGCGATCTTTCAGG